TCGTTCAAATTAATGTATACGTTGATGATGTTTTTATCTTTTACAAAGATTACAGTATTTGTAACGCGATTGCTGTGATAATTATAGCAAGTGAAAAACATTCTATCGGTACTTGGATGCGGTAGCTGTTTCTGCTGCGACTGTGGCTTTTGGTTGGCTCAATATGTTTGGCAGGCAATAAATATTCTTAATCTGCTTGTCAATTTTTACAGTCTCTATGTATTTTTACAACATTTTTATGGATAATATGTAATATGTGAAAGTAAAAAATAGACTTAATTACAATTAACTATACTATATATCAGCGATTCCCCTTGCGGTTCTCGGCATTCGCCTTCTGATATATAATACGATAGCTCTCGATACCATTTTAGCCTCCAATAATTGCAATTAAATCTACTTTAATGATTTTGATATTACGATACTATTCTATGTAACATCGAAAATCATTCTTTTTAATATATGACAGCTTATTTATTTAAATAAGCAAATCAATTTTTATGTATTTTTTGACATTTTAGAACAAATTTATTCAATAAAAAAATATAATATGTTATTATCAATATTTTTAAAATATCATAAGAAAAGAATGAAGTTGGCCATTATATTGTTCGGCATTTCTTTGGAAATAAATAGATATTGGCAGTATGACACATTATACTCGGTAGATTACAATAATATCTCTGATAATTATCAGAGATATATAGTTTACTATAATTTGATAAAGATTTATTTATATATTTTATTTTTTAATTTCATAACTGCCTTGTATTCAGATACTGTAATAAGATTACCTTTGTGCTTTATATGCTCTTTTTTGGAGTTAGGAATTTTATATACTCGTCTTAATTTACCAAGAACTTCCTTCGTTTTAAACTTTGAAGATTTTGCATAGCCACCATTTGCACCTGTTTGTTTTGCTGTTTGTTTTGCTGTTTGTTTTGCTGTTTGTTTTGCTGTTTGTATTGCTGTTTGTTTTGCTGTTTGTATTGCTGTTTGTTTTTCTTTTTCTAGTTGCCCTTCTATTATTTTTTTTATAGTTTCTATTTCATAATAAGATAATAGATCACTATTATTGTCATTTTTGTTATCATATTGTACATCATCTTCTTCATCTTCTTTATCATCATCTTCTTCAAAATCCCTATTTGCAGTTAAATCATACTTTCTTTTTGTTTTATAATATGTTAAACCAACTTTTAATTTATATGTTAGTTCTTCTGAATCACGGTTAGCGTTCCGTACGCTAAATTTTTTTGTAATAGAGCTAATTTCGGTATATGTTAAATCATCATCATTATTTAAATCATATATTTTATAGTTATTATCATCGACTTTAGAGATATATATATATACGCTAAACTGCCCTAATTGGTAATGCAGTAATTTAAAAATATGATTCAAGTTACTATCATTCAATAAACCATTATATTCTAAAAACGAATGAAATGTATCTTCGTTATTTGATTCTCTTTTAAATTCTACTTGTTTTTCATATAAATCATCATTACTAATTAGATATTCTATATTTTTTTTTTTTAATAAAATTTTATTTTCCAGTTGTTTTTCATCAATGTGTAAATACGTCTGAATATAATCATTACAATTATTTGTTATAATCATTAAATATTTTCTATATTCATATTTTTTAATAATATCGCGTTCAAAGTTTGTTCTAAAAATGTCAAGTATATATTTTACATCATATTTCATAGATTGAGAACAATTTTCCAAACTTAGCCGCCATCTGTTGGTTTTATTAACCGTATCCATTTTATTATTCCTAATAATTTGATTATTAATTGAAAACCTTTCTTCTATTATAGAGTTGCAATTATACGTAATATTTTTTAATTTATTCATTACTTTTCCTTGTTCGTCTTGGTTATCCGCATATATCTCTTTTATAAAATCAATTATTTTAAAAAGGGCATATTCCTTCTTCACATCTTCATGTTATTTATCAACTTCATCTTTATTTTTAAACACCTTATAAGCTACACGGCATTTTGTTAAACTATCTTGAACATATTTTAAACGTTTTAACATTATTATTCTAAATAAATAACAATATTTAAAAATATTATACGAAGGTATTTATTATTATAAATATACTATAATGAAGCTATAATGTATTTTTATTGCTAATATTTTATTATTGTTAAAATATAAGATATAAGATATGTTTTCATACAAGATAAATAATCCTAATAATTTTTCAATAGATGTAAAGGGAGATTATTATGCAATACCATTCGGTCATAGATGTTCTTCTGCATTAGCATGTAAATACGCGCATATGCGTAAATTTTCATTACCATTTGATTGGACTATACCATTATATCCCAGTAAAATTCAAAAAGTATTAGAAAACGATTTTGAAGATTATATTCCCGATGTAAGAAATGATGTATTTGTTAATAAATATGATTTTGAATTAGCACATTTTAATGAAGATATTGATGCGGGAATTGAAGAATATAAGAGAAGAATTGAGAGATTCAGAGATATTATACAACATCCTAAGAAAAAATATTTCGTTTATATCAACGAAGATTATTTTTATGACGAAAAGTTTCGCCAAAATGACTTCAATGATAATATATTTAATGAAATGTTAGAACTTGAAAAATTTATTAGAAATAAATATGCGAATATTGATTATAATATATTATATTTTAATTTCATAGACCATAATATACCAGCAGATTCTAATATAATAAACATAGTATTAAATTCAACAGAAGTTTATAATTATCGCAAAGCTTCGCCTTATGAAGATTTTAGAAATTTTTGTGGAAAAATATTATCCGAATTATTTAATACAGATTTACTGACAGGATATGATATAAGTGTATTCAATAATTAGCAAAATCCTATTATATATCTTAATTCACTCACTTAAATTGATAAGTATCTGCCAAGTATTTATTATTTATGCAAATATTATTAAAAGGTATTTCAGCTATATATTCATAATTACGATTAGGACCATCATTACCAGTAATTTTATCAGTATATTTAAAAATATCATCTGTTATATCAGAAGACATAAACGGATACGTTGGGCGTTTCATTCTATATATCAAAACTTTTTCCTCTCTATATATAAGTATTACATATATAGAGAAAATAACGCCATCACCACTACAACTTATTTTAAATATTCTTCCATCATATTTATCACTTATATTTTCAAATAAAATATATTTATTAAAAAAATCTAAAAATGTTATATTCTTATTTGATTTATCAGCAAGTTCAGCAATATTTAGTTGATAAAATCCATCAGTTTTATCTTCTTTATTTTTTTCTTTCTCATTTCGTTCATCGGTTTCTATTTTTGTAAAATAGAGTTTAATAGCGTGTTTCAAATTAGTTGTTATATCAATTAAATATTGTATATATTCTTCTCTTTTTTCGTTTGTTTTTAAATTATCATATAAAAACTTTATTATATTATTTAAACAATCATCAAATTTTTGATTATTCTTTGGTGCAGAGGGGAGCGGTGTGACATTTACATTTCCTGTAATATTGTTGTTAAATGCTTCGGCTTTTTTAAGTTTATTAATTGAAATATTTAAATACTTATGCGTTGTCCATGGTGTTGATGTGGAATGGCGAGCGGTATGGTTTACAATAATCTTTTCAATTGTTTGTGTATTTATTTGTTCGTATTTTATATTATTATAAATATCAACGTCAATATAAAATATATCTATATCTATATATTTTTTTATTAAAATAATATAAGACGCACTCTCGTCATTTGGGGGGTCAATATAGAGTTTAAAAATAACATTATTTCTATCATATAAATATTCATCGCTTAATAAGCCTTTTTCATTAAAAAAATCAAAAAATGTTATTTCTTTTGCTAAATCAGATGTAGCTATTTTTAGTATATGATAATCAAAACTTTCGTATAAATTAATAATATCAGCAAACTCATCATCTATAATAATTTTACAATCTGTTTTAATACATTTTAAACTATTTACTAATTTTTTTAGTTCTTTATGTTCTTTACATCTATATTTAATTAACGCTATTATTTTGAAAAGAGCTTTATCTCTATCTTGTATATCATCTGTTTGTAAGATATTATTGTCTTTATCAACATCATATTTAATGCTTTCGGTTGTTGACATTATTATTCTAAATAAATAACAATATTATTATATATCTATTATCAATACATTCAAGCAATTCCTGCGTACTTAATATACCATCATATTTTTGAGTAGGTGTAATCAATTGTGTGGATATTCTGGAAATATGAATGCAAAAGCTATCTCTGTATAAAATAAAAATGCGCAATGTATTTAAAGATGAGATTTTTTAGAGTAATTATATTTATTCCAAGTAAAAATAAATAAGTTTTATATTAGCTATGTTATTTTTTATTTTTTATTTTTTATTTTTTATTTTTTGCTTTTGTTATCTGCTTAATAATGTTTTTGTAATCAGTTATATGATATAATTCTCCCTTATATTTCACATATTCCTTGCGAGAATCTGGCATTTTATAGATTTTCATTCGTTTCCCAAGAATCTCCTTATATTGATTTTGTGTTTTTTGAGATGCAACAGGTTTTTTAGAGTTCTTGTTACTCTTTCCTTTTACTTTAAGTTTTCCCCCCAATGTAATTTTAATACCTATTGTAAGTGCAGCATTTGTTGCTCTTTCTTGTTGTTCTTTTACTTTTTTGTTTGCGGATATTACACTATATATATTTTTTGATACTATAGATACAAAATATTTTATTAAATTGAAGTTTGTTCCTAGTTCTCCTATATTATCCGTTTTTATATTTTCTTTTATATATGATTCTATATTTTTTTTTACTCTGTATGTATATTCTAATACATTACGTACTGAACTTTCTACATTCTTTTTATAAGCATCTGCTAATATTCTTGCTCCTGCTATATTATTTAAAATATCTTTTAATTCTTCTGCTTCGTTTGCTGTGTTTGCTGCTTTTACTGCGTTTTCTATATCTTCTACATTTTTTGCTAGCAACTCTGTATTTGCGTTTGCTTCGTTTGCTAGTTCTACATATTCATCTAGTTGTCTTACATTTTCATCTAATGCTTTGTTTATATTTTCCACTATATTACCCTTTATTTTATCATTATAAAGTAAATTATAAGCTTTTCCGGTTTGGCTTTCAAAATTGTTAATACGTTGCATACGGGATTCAGAAAAAATTACACTCAAATCAACATTACCGTGGTATGTAAGACCTTCAAAAACATATTTTTTTGGTACATAAAAACTAATACTTATTATGTTATCTGGTATAATATTATCATTTGCTAAATTATTTTTTGAATCAATTATATTAATTGTATCATTTTTTATATATTTATATGTGAATATATGCGTATTATCTTTATCATGAAATATAATATTTATTTCTTTTATATCTTGACTTAAATTATTCAATAAATTAATTAAATATAGCTTATTACTCAAATCTTGATATGTTACATTTTTATGCTTAAAATATATTTTTCTCCCAAAATTTTCATGATTTTCTATTTTAATGGATTTATCATATATTATATATGATTGCAATTGGTTTATTTTTTTCGCTATTTCTAGATAAATCTGTTTCGCATCACGTATATAAGTATCTGGTATATCAAAAATAATACTTCTTATTTTATCTTGTAAATAATCATTATTAACAGTTTTATCTTGATTATCTAATATTATAATTTTATCAGATGAATCATCTGATGATTCATCAAATTTATATTTGTATTGATGTACTTTATATTTGTCATCTTCAAATAAAACATCATAAAAATCTTGGCCATATTCTTTTCTATATTTATTGAACTCATTAAATAAATTTAGATCATTACTCAAATCTGTATATGTTGTTACTTTATTATGCTTAAAAGATATTTTTATCTGATATCCTACTCTATCTTCTTTCCAGAGCATCGCGACTTCAACATCACTAATCTTAAAATCAATATTTTATTCTCTATTCTATTTATTACAGATATAAGAATTATTAACTTATATTTTATAATATGAACACTAATAATGGTAATTTTTTAAATGATTGTTGGTCTATATATTTTCACGATCCCTATGATATTAATTGGGATGATAAAAGTTATAAGATTATAGGACAGATATCAACAGTTGAAGATTATGCGAGATATTTCAAGGGATATAAGGAGCTTTTCAAGAAAGGGATGTTTTTTATAATGAGAGCCGACATTATTCCGAGATATGAGGATGAGCTGAATATTAATGGAGGGTGCTTGTCATTCAAAATATCACCAGAAGATTTTGAGAAAAAGTTTTTTGAATTGTGTGCTAGTATTTTGGGAGAAACGATAGGAACGTGCGATGATGTAATGAATAATATTAACGGTGTATCGATAAGCCCTAAGAAATTATATTATATAGCGAGGATATGGATTAAAAACAATAAATATGCCAATAAAGAGTATTATAATATTGACATTCCGAAATATACTACATTGATGTATAAAAATCATGTATAAGCCTTGTCTAGTGTAGCCTTCGTACTATGCGTGATAATTATGTAATAATTAATGTGTATAATTAATAAAATGAATGACAAAATAAATGATATTGTCAATTTAATAAAGACAATTGTTTTATATATTCTCGTTCCGTTCAGGATAATATTTTTACTATTATTATTGAGATTATCAAATATTGTTTTGCATTTTATCAGAGACGAGAGCAGTATAATGTCTGTCATATTAATTTTCGGCAAGTTCATTATGTTTGTGCTGTCTTTTAATATTGATATATCAAAAGAAGATTACATTAAATATATGGAGTATTTATACAGCGATAAGAAGTTTATATGTACTATTAATCACACTACACTTGCCGACGGTTTTGTAATAGCAAGTGCTTTTCCGCGTAGCAATATAGTAATATTAAGAACTATACTATATAGTATCTTTGGATATACCGAGGAGAATAATGAGAAATATGGAAATATATATGTAGAAAAAGGAAAAACTAGCAATAAAATTAAGGAGCGCGTAGATAATCGCAAGTCTGGCGACCCTGTTGTTTTTATTGCTCCTGGTTCTGGTAATATAGCTAAGATTCCAGGGAATATCACAGAGTTCAGCGGAAAAGGCGCATTTGTCGAGGGATATCCTATATTGCCTATCGTAATAAAATACGAGGATAATTCATTGCATCACAATTCAGACAATGGAGAATCTATGCTCCATTCATGCTTAAAACTCTTCTTGGTTCAAAATTATAAAATTAAAATCAAGGTATGCGATATGGTAGAAAAGAGAGAGGGCGAAAGCATAATAGAATACAAGGATCGCGTATATGACATTATGAACGATCTCTATAATAAAATGTAATCCTGAATAATATGCGATATAAAGATTAAATTACATTATACAGCATTACATTACACTATGAGGAATTGCTCAGTATTCAATGATGAATTGAGAGGAACTAATAGTCCGATTGCTGATATAACAGCTATTGCCAATATAGCTAATCCAGTTAATGAAAATATATTGATTTCAACTTGTATATACATAGCTATCAAAGGATTAAATGTTATTTTTCTATTATTGAAATGGTAATATATATGATATATTATATGTTATATAAACGATTATTGCGATTATATATAAAAAATAACATTACAACATTACATAATAATGAGTTCTAAGAAAGCAATTAATATAATTGTTGCTACGAGTACGAATTATGGGATTGGGTATGATAATAACATGTGCTGGCATATTCCCGAAGAGTTAAAGCATTTTAAAAAGATTACTACAACTGTTGAGGATAAAAAAAAGAGGAATTGTGTAATAATGGGAAAAAACACATGGTACTCATTGCCTAAGAGGCCTCTTGTAGATAGGATGAATATTATAATAAGTTCAGCAGATTACGAGAAAATATCTTGCGAAGTAGGAGATGCCAAAGATAATATCAAGGTTTTTAAGAATATTGAAGATGCATTTGAATATGTAGAGGAAAGCGAGGAAATAGAAAGTGCTTTTATAATTGGTGGTGCACAGTTATATAACGAGTGCTTAGATAAATATGTTGAGAAAATCAAAAATATGTATATGACAATAGTGTATGATAAGAAATATGAGTGTAATAAGTTTATAGCAGCCGATGTCATATTTAATAATTTTAAGTTTGAAAAAAAAGATGTATATAATAGTGACTTGAAGTATATTACTATGAAGGGATATAATAAGGGTATTTCATATCCGCACGATGAGCCAGTAGACTAGACAGACTAATAGAGGAGCTTGAATAAAAGCATTTCTATATATATGGGCTCTTTGGATTTATTGGTTTGCGATAACATATATTCTATATTAGAACCAATTTCTATTATTTTCATTTTTTCGTTTTTCTTGATATCCTCGTATTTTTTCTTAGGTAATTTAGAATATTTAATACGAAGATAGTAATCGCCATGATCCACGAGGATTAAGAAGTCTTCTATAATTTTGTGAATGGATATGTTATACTGACAGCATTTATTAGAGAGATATCTTATATCTTCCATATTATTTTTATTTTTATCATATGACTTGATGAATTCAAAGAACGGTGGGTAATTATATTTTATAAAGTCTTCGGTTAATATTTCACCTGCATGAGGACTATTTTCAATCTCTGATATGAAGAGGGCTTTTATAATATTCCTCGTTTTCATAGCTGCCAATTCATCTATAACAGATATGCCGAGATAATTTACAAATATATTATTTATCTCTTCAAATGTGAAAAGAGGCACGCGGAAACTATTAAAACGGCTTTTAATAGGAAGCTCTATTTTAGCCATATAGTGTGTAGTACATAGAAATGTTATGTTATTTGAATATCTCTCGAGTAATATGCGAAAATCGTAATATAATTTAGATAATAGGTCAATATTTTTAATAATTATAAAGTGCTTATCGTATCCTATATTTTTATGCTTGATAATGTGAAGTAGGAATGGTGTGATTTTATCCATATTTTTAGTATTATCAGGATTCATTATATTGAGTTCTATAAAGTGCGTGTTCTCATTATACACAAGGGCTTTATCCCACACATGTTCACATCTATATATTTTATTTTGTATATTGAATTTTTTTTTAATTATTAAATCTATAAATAAATCTATTGGAAAACCCAGAGGAGAATATAACAAGGTATTGTTTTGAGATAATAATATCCTATTTAACAATATATTATATTCATAATTATCACTTATTATACTTGCAAACTTTTCATCTAATCTATTCCAATTATTCATAATTTGTATTTATGAATATGAATTATGAATATGAATATTATTATAATTAGCTAATAAAATCATATATATAATTATCAAGGATGGGGGAACCGCCCCCAACGCGGTTTTAGGAGAGGCTTGTTCAAGTGTTTTTAGAGGCTACTGGGAGGCTATTTAGAGGCTATCAAGGGGCTTTCAAGCTATTTATAATATCATTATGATGTATTAA